CCAAGAAACAATTCATAGGCAGTCCGCAGAGCAAAAGTCCTGTGCAACTTCCGGCCAGTAGACTTGGAGGTACTACCCTAGTAATGGATGACGGTGATGATCGTTTTATTAGAAAAAAGCCTGCAGGTGAAGGTCCAGTCGAATATGCAGAAGTTGAAAAAAAAGAAAAAGGCAACGTAGATATTCCCTTTAATGAATATTTTAGAGTGCGTACTCGTACCGGTCATCAAATACTTTTGCACAATAGCGAAGACTTAATTTACATAGGAAATGCACGTGGTACCGCATGGATTGAATTAACCAGCAATGGAAAAATTGACATCTATGCTGAAGACAGTATTAGTATACACACTGAGAATGATTTAAATTTTCGTGCCGATCGAGACATAAATTTTGAAGCTGGCCGCAATGTGAATATAAAAGCAGCTGGCGGAAAAATGCAATTAGAATCAGTTGGCAGCGTGAATATAATTGCTGCTGCAGATGGCAAGATCACTGTGGGAGCAGGATTTGATCTTGTATCGGGATCAGGTACGAAATTGTCTTCAGGCGGAGCGACTAACATTAAATCATCAGATACCAATATTGACGGTGGCAACATTAATTTAAATTCTGGACTGGCAGTAGCAGCAACTCCTGCTTCGCCGTTGAGTACTCATACTAATCCTAAAACTAGTTCTAGCAGTGAATGGGTTAACAAAAAGAGATATCAGAATGGTACTATGACAAGCATAATGAAACGAATTCCAATGCACGAACCTTGGCTGCTGCATGAAAATCAAGCGCCAACACTGCTAACACCAACAAGTACTGATAGAGATACATAAAATGGCAAAAATATATAACAAAAAATCAGTGGCTGCATTTACCGCCAGTACTGGTAATAACAGCACAGCAGCATTTACCTACAAGGGTTTCAGTTCTCAAGAAACTAAATCTAATTTCAAGTCGTATGATATTGATCTTGTCAAACAGGATATCATAAATCATTTTTACATTCGCAAAGGTGAGAAATTAATGAATCCCGATTTTGGTACTGTGATATGGGATCTGTTGTTTGAACAATTTACCGAAGAAGTCAAAAAACTTATAACAGAAGATGTTGAACAGATCATTAACTATGATCCCCGTATAGCAATTAACGGAGTAATTATAGACAGCACAGATATGGGCATACGAATAGAAGCAGATATCACCTATATTCCATTTAATATCAATGAACGAATGACTTTTGATTTTGATCGAGAAAATAATATTATAAAGTAAGCAGTTAATTTTATTAGTTAAATACATGATAGGATAGCAAAATGACCACAACGTCTAGACAAAACAACTTGATATTGAACGAAGACTGGACTAGAATCTACCAGACTTTTCAAAATGCCGATTTCAAAAGCTACGATTTTGAAAATCTTCGCAGAGTCATCATTGCCTATTTCAGAGAAAACTATCCAGAAGATTTCAACGATTACATTGAAAGTTCAGAATATCTTGCCTTAATTGATGCCATTGCTTTTCTAGGACAAAGCCTATCTTTTAGAATAGATCTAGCTAGCCGAGAAAATTTTATCGAGTTGGCAGAACGTAAAGAAAGTGTTTTACGTCTTGCAAAAATGTTGAGTTATAATGCCAAGCGCAATCTACCGTCAGTTGGGCTGTTGAAATTTGACACCATAAGCACCACTGAAAGTGTGTTGGACAACAACGGTAAGAATCTAGCGCAACAGACCATTGTATGGAATGATCCCACTAATTCTAACTGGGTAGAACAATTTGTCACGGTGTTAAATGCTGCGATGACAGATAACACAGCATTTGGTCGCAGCCAAGGGTCTGCAACAATTGACGGAATACCCACAGAACAATATCGATTTAGAACATCGTCGAGCGACGTGCCTATTTTTACCTACAGCAAAATAGTAGCAGGTCGACAAATGACATTCGAATTAGTCAGTACCAGTTTCAAAGGCAAAGAAGAAATCTACGAAGAATCTCCAGTCCCCGGTAATCAATTAGGATTTGTGTATAGAAATGATGGTAAAGGTGGAACCAGTGCTAATACTGGATTTTACCTAATGTTCAAACAAGGTAGTCTGCAGCTGGCAGATTTTTCAATTGATATTCCTGCAACGAATGAATTAATTGCTGTGGACAGCAATAATATCAACAACAACGATGTATGGTTATTTGCATTGAATTCGGCAGGCGTACAATTAAACGAATGGACCAAAGTATCCGCTCTCATAGGTAATAACATATCATACAACAGTATTAATAATAATATTAGAAATATCTATTCAGTGATCACAAAAGAAAATGATAGAATTGATCTAGCGTTTGCAGACGGAGTATATGGTAATCTGCCTCAAGGATCGTTTAGAGTCTATTATAGAACCAGTAATGGTCTCAGCTATCAAATAGCACCAAACGAAATGCGCGGTATTAGTATTGCTGTGCCCTATGTCAGCAAATCAGGAGTCCGTCATACACTAACATTGACCATGAGTCTCAAATCTACCGTGAGTTCATCTTCTCCAAGTGAGTCCCTAGCTTCAATTAGAACAAATGCTCCTGCGCAATACTACACACAGAATAGAATGATAACCGGAGAAGACTACAATCTCGCCCCATTATCTACTTCACAGAACATTCTCAAAGTAAAAGCAATCAATAGAGTATCAAGTGGAATCAGTAGAAACTATGACTTAATTGATGCCAGTGGAAAATATTCCAGCATAAATGTATTTGCTGCCGATGGACTCATTTATAAACAAAACGTTGAGAAATCCTTAGCATTTAAATTCACAAATAGAATTGATATCATTAATTTTATACGCAACAGTATCGAACCTATTTTCACTTCTGCAGATACTTACAATTTTTATCTCACTAAATTTGACAAGATCTTGTTTAGTGATACAAATTATCGCTGGAAACAGATAACCACAGATGTGAATAATTCTACCGGATATTTTTACAATTTTATTGATAATATAATTTTAAAAGTTGGATCATATACCACTAGCACACTGCAATACATCACTCCAGGTACACTGGTTAAATTTACAGCACCAGCAGGTAAGTCTTTTAGACGCGGTAAATTGGTTACCACCGATGCCAACGATCCTGAACAGAAAGATCGATTGTGGACCAAAGTGATTAAAATTACTGGCGACGGCACCAATGCAGGTGTGGGAATTCTATCTTCCGGACTGGGAGCAGTTCAGTTTAGCGACGTTATCCCATCAGAAGCCATTGCTACAAGGATAGTGGCTAAATTTGTGAATAATCTTCCTAACGGAATAGAAAATGAAATGATCAACCTAATGTTGGCCAATCTCAATTTTGGCCTGCGTTTCTCTGTAAGTGATTCAACTTGGAAATTAGTGGCCACTGCCGATTTAAATCTTCTTAATGATTTCAGCCTTGGTAAAAGTGGTGACACAACCAGTCAAAATTTAGATTCGTCATGGATTATTGCATTTGTCAAACAGGCAGATGAATATTTTGTTAGAATACGTGGTTTAGAGTATGTGTTCGGCAGCCTAGAAGAAAATAGATTTTACTATGATAGCTCACAAAAAACCTATAACGGTAAAACCGGTGATGTGGTCAAAGATCAAATTAAGATTTTAGGAATTAATCCGGACAGTAACCTTTTGAATCCTCTGAAGCAAGATATAACTTTTGCTATTAGTGATGCTATTACCTTTGACGACGGATATCAAAGTACAGAAGAAATCAAAATTGAATTTTATGATTCTGATAGCGATGGAGTAATTGACAATCCCGAAGCATTTGAACAGGTAGCGGGACTAGATTTTGATTTGAAATTTTTATTCTTTCAAGAATCTGTAGACGTGGCAGGTAATAAAATTAGACAATATGTTGATAATAGTGATAACGCTATTATTGTGATCCAGAAAGAAAGTCTGATTAATGTTAATGACTATGCCGACGGTCAATTGATCTACTTCTATGATAGCAATGAAAATGTGATCAAGCGAGTTGATCGAAACACAAATACTTTGGTATTAGAAAGTTCATACACTGCAAATTACGGCAGAGCAGGACTTAAATTCCAATACATTCACAATGCTAATGTTGATCGCAGAATTGATCCTAGCTCTAGCAATATTGTTGATGTGTATCTTTTGACACGAAGCTATAACACTGCATTTAGAAATTATCTTGCAGGCGCAGCCAAGAAACCAGATGAACCAAACAGTGATAGTCTACGAATTGCATTTGGTTCAAATTTAGATCTAATCAAATCTATATCCGATGAAATAATATATCATCCTGTGGCCTACAAGGTGTTGTTTGGATCAACTGCCGACGTGCAGTTCCAAGCAAAATTTAAAATAGTTAAAAATTCAAATAGACTAATCAACGACAACGATCTAAAAGTTAAAATTATAAATGCTATCAACGAATTTTTTGATATCAATAATTGGGATTTTGGTGATAGATTTTACGTCAGTGAATTGGTCACATATGTGATTAACACAGCAGCTCCAGACATCAGCAACATGATAATTCTGCCAAGACAGATTACACAGTCATTTGGTAGTTTGTTTGAGATACAAAGCAGAGTTGATGAAATTTTTGTCAGCGGCGCTACAGTAGATGACATAGAAATTGTAACTGCAATTTCTGCTTCGGAACTTAGAATATCCGTTGATTCAGTTATATCGAGTACAAATTAAAAATGGCAGATAAAATATTTCCCAACAGCGGTCTACCTATTAGAAAAACTTCTGAACTACTCCCACAGATTTTTCAAACGGAAGCAAATCAAAAATTTCTAGCAGCGACTCTGGACCCTCTGACTCAACCAGGTGTACTTGAAAAGAAAGTGGGATATATAGGCAGAAGATACGGCAAAACATTTAATACCAAAGACATATATCTTGACAGTGACGAAACACTAAGAAGTAGATATCAGCTAGAACCAGCAGTTGTGGTTGAAAAAGATCAAAAGGTTACTGACTTTTGGGACTATATAGATTTTAAAAATCAAATAAAGTTTTTTAACAACAACGAAGAAAGAGACGACTTAATAGTATCGCAGGATCACTATACTTGGAATCCTCCTATAGAATGGGACAAGATGGTCAATTATCGTGAGTACTATTGGGTGCCTGAAGGTCCACCGCCAATTAAAATTCTTGGCCAAGCGCAGAACATCACTAGCACCTATCGTGTGAGATCTGGTGTGGGTAGCGTTTTTATATTCACACCAGATGGCTTGACCAACAATCCTGCAATCACCTTGTATAGAGGGCAGACTTACAAATTCCAAGTTGCAACACCAGGCAATCCATTTATCATTAGAACCAATGTTGATACAGGTACATTGCAATACAATCCTGTATTCCCCTATGTCCAAGGCCAGCTCACTGTGTTTGATGGTAAGATATGGAAGGCCAAAAAAAATATCAATCCTGCAGACGGCAGCACCATAGATGAAAACAGTGATGATTGGGAGTTTGTTGATGCAGCCAACGAGACTACTTCGTTTGACTATACCAAAGGATTGACCAATAACGGAACTGAAAATGGCACCATAACTTTCACTGTGCCTCTAGATGCACCCGATGTGCTATTCTATCAAAGCTTCACAGATCCCAATAGATTTGGTCGTTTCATAATTGCTAATATTGAAAGCAATACTAAAATTGATATTGAAAAAGAGATTCTTGGTAAAACCACATATACCAGCAGCAATGGTATAACTTTCAGTAACGGCATGATAGTTTATTTTACTGGCACAGTATCACCGGCAAAATACAGTAATCAATCTATGAACAACAAATGGGTAGTAGAAGGTGTAGGAGAAAAGATTTCATTGATCAATGTTGCTGATCTTGTGGTATCTGCTACATTTTCAAATTCTTCGCCAGAAATCTTATTTGATAATGGTGGATTTGATACTCAACCCTTTGATGATGCTGCTGCATTTCCTAGCAACAAAGATTATATCACAATTAACAGAGCCAGTGCGGATTCTAATCCATGGTCAAGATACAACAGATGGTATCACAGGGCAGTCCTAGATTATGCTCATGGCCTAAATCAATCTAGTTTTTCAGCAGATGAAACTGCTAGAGCAAAACGTCCTATAATAGAATTCAAATCAAATTTAAAATTATACAATCACGGATCACTGGCAATGCCTGCAGTGGATTATGTAGACGATTTTACCACAGATGTATTTTCAGTTATAGAAGGCAGTAGCGGATATATCATCGATGGCGAAAGTCTTTTTGATGGTGCTAGAATTTTGATAACCAACGACACTGACAAGTTGGCAAATAATCAAATATACACAGTGAAATTTATTAGGCATGTCAACTCAAGACAAATCAGTCTGATAAGAAGTTCAGAATTAGATCCCACAGTGGGAGAGTGTGTGTTAATTAGACTGGGCCTTGCAAATCGTGGATTCATGTATCACTTCAACGGCACCAACTGGATCAAGAGCCAGACAAAAACAAGTGTCAATCAAGCCCCATTATTTGATATGTTTGATGCTGATGCTGTAAGTTTTGGTGATAGTGAATCATATCCCGTGAGCTCGTTTGTGGGCAGTCCGATTATCAGCTACAAACAAGGCATAGGTGTTGTTGACAACGAGCTAGGCTTTGCTATCAGTTATCTTAATATAGATAATGTTGGAGATATACAGTTTGCTTGGAATCTAGACAGTGATGTTTTTAACTACACCATCGATAAAAAACTGTATTATAAAAATCTAGCCACAGGATTTTACAAATTTAACACAGATGAACAGTATGACAATGGTTGGTTAAAACTAGATCCTGATTTTGTGCAACCTATAATAGATACAATTACTGTAAATTCTATTACTAATGAACTTGTCACATCAGTAGTAGATTGGACCACACTTGCAGATGACAAGATAGCAAAGATTTTATTTTATCTCAACGGTGTACAACTACGTGACACCTATACAAGAAACATCAACACCTTCACTTTCACAACAAATTTTGCTGTTGGCGATGTTATCACAATTAAATTATTTGCAGACACTGTGCCTGACCTAGGATATTATGAAATACCAATGGGTCTGGAAAAAAATCCTCTAAATGAAAGAATAAACACATTTACTCTCGGACAGGCATCTGACCATATTTCTAGCGGACTAGAAATGCTAGATAATTTTGTTGGGCGATATCCTGGCAGTAATAATCTACGTGATATCAGTGGATTTCAAAATCTTACTAGACGATTTCTAAAACATTCTAGTCCCGCCCCACTGTCGATAGCATTGTTATGTGATAAAGAAATCAATATCATCAAGTCTATACAGTATGCCAAAAAAACCTATACAGATTTTAAAAACAGTTTCATCACACTAGCCAATGAACTGTACTATGATCAAACTCCAAAAGATTTTGTAGATTCTATACTAGAAGAAATCAGCAGATCACAAAATTCTACCAGACCCTTTGCCGGATCGGACATGATCGGTAGTGGAGCATATTCTACAATAGACTACACAGTAGAAGACACCGGGATCAAAACATTTGCACTGTCTGAAAAATTTGATCTTGCTACACTTAGTTCTCGAGCAGTCTATGTGTATTATAACAATCAACAGCTTTTACATGCTAAAGACTATGAGTTTAATTCAACTTTTGGTTTTGTAAATTTAAAAATACAGCTTGCTGAAAACGATAAAATTCAAATTAGAGAATACGTATCGACGGCTGTGAATTTTATTCCACCAACTCCTACCAAGCTAGGATTATATAAAAAATATCTACCTAAAAAATTCTTAGACGACACCTATGTCGAACCAAAAGAAGTAATTCAAGGACACGACGGAAGTATCACTGTTGCCTATGGTGATTTTAGAGATGATGTTTTACTTGAACTTGAATACAGAATCTACAACAATATCAAACAAGAATATAAAGAAAATGTGTTTGATATTGATCTTGTGCTAGGCGGTTATTACGGAAATTCGCAGTATAACAAACTCCAAGTTGACAGTATTGTAACTGCTGAATTTTTGAAATGGATTCAAGGCACTAGCATTGACTACGTAAAAAACAGTTATTTCGATTCTCAAAATTCTTTCACTTATACCTACAGCAACATGACTGATCCTACGGGCACAGTGAATCTTCCAGGGTATTGGAGAGGAGTTTATCAATGGTTTTATGACACAACAAGACCGCACCAATCGCCTTGGGAAATGTTGGGATTCTCTGAAAAACCCACATGGTGGGAAAGTGAATACGGTCCAGCACCCTATACTTCAAATAATTTAATTCTGTGGGAAGATCTTAGAGATGGCATAATTCGTCAAGGTGATCGTGCCGGCACATACGACAGGTATAAGCGTCCTTCAATCATGCAACACATCCCCGTAGACGGAGATGGCCAATTGTTGAGTCCTTTAGATTCTGGTCTTGCTGGCAATTTTTCATTGGTCAATAATCAAGGAGCTTTTCAACTTGGAGATCTAGCTCCTGTAGAATTTGCATGGAGGTCCAGTAGTGAATGGCCATTTGCTGTCATGTCAGTATTGTCATTGTTGAAACCTATGGAATTTATTGCAGACGGTTTCAATCGAAGCGCAGTAACCACAAATATTCTTGGACAAACAGTTAATACAAATACACAGATGTTTCTGACCATGGATGATTTAGCATATGAATCCACTGTAGATCAGCCAGTGTCAGGATTGGTAATTTATATTGTAAATTATTTAAAAAGCACAGCCACTACCCCTACCAATCTAGAAGACAAATTGTCAAATATTAATGTTAAATTATCCAATCGATTAGCAGGGTTTGTAGACCAGGCACAACAAAAATATGTATTAGACAGCAAGAATCCAAAATCGACTTCTAGCAGTATTTTTATCCCTCCAGAGAATTATGACATAATTTTTAATGTTAGCGCACCAATTGCAAATCTTGTGTACAGCGGAGTAATCGTAGAAAAAACTAACAGAGGATATAAGATCAATGGTTACGATACTTCCAATGCCTTTTTCAATTACTATACCGCTATACAATCTCAGCGTGACCCTGTCATCCAGGTAGGGGGAGTCAGCGAAAATTTCTTTGACTGGGAAAGTGAAAAATTCTATGGTAATGGGGTAGTAATTAGACATCTAAATCAATTTTATCGCAGTATACGCAGCCATACCAGTGGCACCGCATTTGAAGAAACTCCTAATGGCA